GGCAATGTAACTCTTATATCCGCAGAGTAGGCCAAGTTTATGAGGCTGGATGATATGCTCCTTCGCTATCATTCCACGGTAGGTATACGGACCGGGAAACGATCCAGTCATCAGAACATAGAAATCCACGCCATCCGTCTTCGAACCTTTTCGCGCATCAACAAGCAGCTTCCCGTTCTCGTACTTCGTCGTTTTCACATCGATGCGATATCCCGGCGGTGGCGGGATTGTCGCGTCGTAAAGCGGATGCGGAGGATTACGATCCGTATCAATATCGGGATATACATTGAACAGACGACAGAAAGCTAACTCACCAGCAATCCCCTCAAGATCGACCGTATGCGGATCTTCCGCGCTAATCTTCAGATTGGTGATGTTGAAATGACGGTTATTTCCATTGCGATGACGAGCGACAAAGTGGGCCAGCTTCTGCTCGCAGTATGTGAGAGAAATACTTTGACCAATTTTGATTTTATTTAGCATGGTCAAAAAGGCGGAAAATTTTTGAGGGGGGTATCGTAAACGAAGCCCACCCCCAAAGGGGGCCGTCCCGGTCGGTCCAGCGTCGATCTATTCCATAGGAAAAACAATCCTTTTTCAGACTGTTACATTAGTTTTCCTTATGTTCACCATTAGACGCCTAATGATGTACAATCACTGTTATATTCACTTTGTTTCCGATTCGTTCGTCACCTGAATCTCCGAAACTCGGTCCGGCATCGATCCGAGTAGATTAATCGAAACGCTCGCCTGTTCCCCCGCTTCGGACCAGCCAAAAACTAGTGCACTGCGCTTTGCAACGCTTCCAAGGATTTGTTCACGTGTGTTTTCGTCTCTGATTCCTTCCAGATTGTAACCGTTCACTCGTTCAATCGTTGCGGCCGCATCTTCGGCAAGCTTGTTTCGGACGATTGCTGAAAGAGCTTCCAAACTTTGGGCTTTATTCTCTTTGCAAACTGTTTGCATTTGAGCCTTCAATTTTGTGATTCCCTCACGGCTCGCCCTAGTTTGCAAAGTTGCTTGCGATAGTTGCAATTCGTTTGCAATTGCTTTCCATTCCATTCCCGCAAGATAAAGGCTCTTCGCTTGTTCCCATTGCTCTTTGTTCACGTTCACTTTGTTCCACAAAGTGTGCCAAGTGTCCAAACAAAAACACCACAATGGATTGTGGTCATTATCTGCAACACCACTACATCTTGTATGCCACTTTAGCGTTAAAATTCGCATTTTGATTTACTCTGAGGGTAACCACACTGGCCGTTTTAACTCTGAAAAACCCTTATTTTTCCGAAGATTTTGCTTGTTTTTCGATCAAAAGCACACCCCCCTACACACCCCAAGCAAAGAAAACAAAGAAAAATCAAAATAAAGTTTGCAATCGACAGGATTTTGCCCCATAGTATTTCCGTTATGAAAAACCGCTTCACAAAATACGGCCCAAACGGCCTCCGCGTTGAATTCGATGCCAGTGAAATCTTCCCGGAAGATCCGGGACAAGGTACTCCGGTTTTGGTTTGCCTAGGCCGTGAAAACGCTTCCTTTTGTTGCGCTTTGAATGAAGGCGAAGTTGGCGGTTGTATTCGGTTGTCACCGGATCAAATCGAATTCCTAACTTCTCTCGAAGAGCTTGTTTGGGATTTCACGCTTCCGAAGCAAAACGCTTAATCGGTCCTCGTTCCCGCTTCATTCGAAAGAGTGGAGCGTGGACGGTGAACGGTTCACCGGTTCAAACCTTATGAAATCCAAGCGCATCAAACGCATTCTTACCGTCGTTTTCTTCGTCTCCCTCGCTCTCCTCATCGGTTATCTCGAATCCCACTACGGCATCACTCCCAACCATTAAATCCAATGCAATCCTTGCTCTCAATCGATACCAACGCCAAGACCGTCAAAGGCCAGCGCAAAGGTTACCTGACCGGAATTCTTTACCTTGCGCCTGACCGTCTTTCCGGTCTTTTCAACGCATGCCCAAACGCATCCGACGGATGCCGTCAAACGTGCCTCTACTCTGCGGGTCGTGGTGCATTTAACTCCGTTCAAAAAGCCCGTATCGCGAAGACTGTTCACTACGTCAAAGACCGCCAAGCTTTTCTTTCAACGCTGACCGAAAACGTGGCTTCGGTAATCCGAAAGGCCAAGGCAAAGCGCATGCATCCGGTCATCCGTCTAAACGGGACTTCGGACATTGGCTGGGAACGGTACACGGTCATCCAAGCGTTCAAAACGACCCGCTTTTACGACTATACCAAAAATTACGACCGAATGCTGGCCTTCCTAGATGGAAAACTCCCGTCAAACTACAGCCTGACCTTTTCACGATCCGAAGCCAACGAAAACCAATGTCTCGAGGTCCTACGCCGTGGTGGCAATGTTGCGGTCGTTTTCCGAAAGGCATTGCCGACACACTGGCAAGGTTTTCCGGTCATCAATGGTGATGAAAACGACCTTCGATTCTTAGATCCGAAGGGTGTCGTCGTTGGCCTGACCGCGAAAGGCAAAGCAAAGACCGACACCACGGGCTTTGTTGTCGGTTGAAAGTCCGCGAAAGGCTATCGGAAACGGTAGCCTTTGACGTGCCTTCAATCTCAATCAATCAATCCATCAAATCCAATGTTAAACCGATATCCGGGTCAATGCGTCCAATGTCACGACTATGTACCCGCAGGCCTTGGCACCGTCACGAAACGCAACCGCGCTTGGCGCATAGATTGCAATGCATGCACCGGCCGCATTGCGGAAAACTCCGGGCTTGTCTGCGTCAAACTCTCCTCCGGTTGGTCCGGCACCCGTAATGCGCGCGGCCGTTGCGAAGATGCTCCGTGTTGCGGGTGTTGCACTTTCTAAATCTCAAAACCCAACGAATAAAACACCATATGACACACTGGACATTTGAAACGATCGAATCGGCCGTTGATTTTGCGCGCCTATTTAATCAATGGGGCGCGCGACGGAACAACGGCGCAACGATAGCCTTTCGCGACGGAAAGACCGTTACCCTTCGGCCGGAGTTTGATTCTAAGGAAACGCGCAGGGAATTCCTCTGTCTGAAAGGGTCTTTTGAATGAAACTTGTAGAATTCCTTCGCGCGCGCGCCTTTGAAGATCCTTTCACCATGCATGGTGAACGCTGGCAATTTGTAACCGTCAAACGCGCCGACGGAGCCGAAGATATCGGCGTCTACCGCTTCTCCACGGACCTTTGTTACGACTACGCGGACTTCCGCGCGCTGTTCAATCTCCAATAAATCATCCAATCAAATCCAATGAAAACCGTTGACGATAGAAACGAAGAGCAAAAGAAAACGCATCTATGGGCAGTTATTGCGAAAGACCGTGCCATGTCCTATTGGGGCGGCGCGACGGGCGGTGTCTCACGCTGCGCTTGGGCCGTTCCATTCCTCGATCTTGAAAAGGTCGAAAAATGGGTGCGCGCGCGCAGTGACATGTCCTATGTGCGGCCGGTTGCGCTTGCAAATTACCGCGCGCCGAAAGGCACGGCGCATCTTCATATTTACGCGGTCGATCAGAATCATCCGGCGGTAAATTCCTGACCTATCCTCCGCGCATCACATGCAAGTGTGCTGCGAAAGGGTAGGCCAATCTATCCGCAATCAATCCATCAAAAACATGAAAACAATCCATCAAGTCATCCGCGAAATCCAATGTTTCGACCCTGCAATCCGCCCATTCGATCCACACTATCTTCCGCAGTCGGTCCGCGCCTATCTGCACAACAAGTATTCCATGGACGCGCGCCTGACGGACGAGGAGCAGCAACTAGTCGAAACCTCTTTCGAACCTTTCGCCGACAACCTACGCGAAGTATTTCAGGACGACCCTCGCCCGGACGCGACGCGCTTCTATCTGTTCGACGACCTCAGTCTGTACGTCAAAACCAACGCCGGACCGGAATTATGGTCGGACGCGCAGGTGTTTGTCGTGGAGCGAATTCTCCCGTGCATGCGCCTGACGCGCCTTGAAGCGGACTTGATGCGCGAAATCGGCATGGACGATCAGGTCAACGAGGTTCGCGACGACTTCTATTCCGCCTTCGCGCATGTTCTCCATCGCGATTGCGGCATTCCACATTGTGACGCGCGGAATCATTGGAACGCCTTTTCGCGCCAGCTAAGCGACTCCGCATGCGAGTCAATCGTCCTTGGCGGATCCGAATCCGGCCGCGCGGAAGGCCTTCGATTCGCGTCCGAATATGCGCCTGTCAATGCCTGAACCAATCGAATTCAATCCCATGCGCTACAAAATCCAACTCTCAACCTCAACCGGCGGCTGGTCCGACCTCCGCGAATCATCCGACGACGGCCGAACCTACGAAACCTGCCTATTTCCTACGCGCAACGCCGCAATTGCCGCGCGCGAGGAGTTTTCCGAACTGTCCGAATTCCTCGAAACAACGCGGATCGTGACGGCCGAAACACCGGAGACGGAGAACATCTACGCCTGAGAACACCCCATGAAATACCAATTCACCCCCGGCCCTTGGCGAACAACCGGCCTTAACGTCCGCGCTGGCGACGCTCTTATCTGCTTTGCCACTGACCATTGGTACGCGGAAGACGATGGTCTTTACGCATTCACCGATCAGGCCGAGAAGCAAGCCAACGCTCGCCTAATCGCCTCCGCGCCTGAGCTGCTGTCCGCGCTTGAACGTCTCGTTCATCCTATGGCCGACGACGAAGACTTAGACTACGCGCGCGAAATCATTGCGAAGGCTAAAGGTAATTGATTAAAACGGGGGTGCGCGCATCCGTTCCACGCGCAATTCAAGCGAATACAAAACCATGCATCCCCTTCTCCTCTCCGCCCTGATTCAGGTCGAATCCGGCGGCAATGACCTCGCGAAAGGCCGTCACGGCGAACTTGGCGCGCTTCAAATCAAGCCAATCCTTGTGCGCGATGTAAATCGCA